AAGGAATTGTCACATTTGTTTACCTATTTAGTATAACAGGTGGTCAGGAATTCGTCAAGCCCTCAAAGTTGAGTATTTGTACTCAATCAGAAGGAGGCATCCCTGACTTCGTAAGTAGTATAACATGGTTGAATCTCCCAGTGCAACCAATCTACTTGTCTTTCTGCAATCATTTGTTCCAGTTCTTCAACTGTCATACACACCTTAATAGGTTTGTTCGTTTTCTTGTCATAGATATGGAACATTTGTGTATCAATCATAAGTTTATTTGTAAACAATAAAAAAGAGACCTTCTGTTAGTTGGCAGAGGTCTCTTATGACGCGACGACGATATTCAATTTTATTTAGTCAAGATGTGTCATGGCAGCATTGGCGAGAGCACAGACCAACTAAAAAGAGACATCGCGGATCCAATTGTTAAAGTGGTCATGGTGAAGTTCATAGGTTTTCATCAGAGGACATATTATATAGCATTATTTTTGTATCATAGTGATACAAAAAGTATCTATTATTACTCTTTTCCATCTTGTGTCAGCATAGCCGCACCAAAGAAGGTGCCTAAAAGAATTATTCCTGTTGCTAGAAGTGCCATTGTAGTAATGGAAAAAATTATTTATTTTTTTGATAAGTATAAGTGCTTACTTATGTCAGTAAGTCCTCACCAAATGCCAGGAATTATCTGCCCCGTAGTAGCATAAGTTCCTACGGCAATAATAAATCCAAGCATTGCAAGACGTGCGTTGAGGATCTCTGCCTCAGGGGTCCAACCGAATTTCATTTTAATTCTCCTAAACTTTATAAGTGGTGTGAGGGTTTTGTGTTTTGTTAAGGATAATAACTTTGCTTCCATCATGTGTGAAAACTAATTCATCATCATGATCCCAACAAAGTTCTTCATAAAGGGCGTTAAGTTTCGCCATATCTTCATAGAGAGCGTTATGATTGGTCATGGTGTGCTTTGAGTTCTGGGTTAGGTAACGATGACTCAAAGATAGAACGCGATTTGTTCTTAATAACGATAAAAGCATCTTTGTTATATTTACGAGTTCCCTTTACTGGAGACCATTTTGTTCCTGAACCTTCAATTCCATAGACTGATGTACCACCGATCTCTACAACAATATCATCATTAGTAATATCCCATTCTAAAGCAGCATGTGCTTTAATGAGAGCATCTTCAGTATAACGCATCAGTAAAGGTTCTCTTCTTGGTCAGCAAGAACAACACAATCGCTAGTGGGATATGATACACATGTCAAGATAAAACCTTCTTCAATTTGATCATCATCCAGGAAAGATTGGTCGCTTTGATCTACACTGCCGCTGACAAGTTTACCTGCACATGAAGAGCAAGCACCAGCACGACAAGAATAATTTATATCAACACCTGCTTCTTCAGCAGCGTCAAGGATGTATTGATCATCTTCACACTGGAAGGTAGAATCGCCTTCAGCAGATTGAACGGTGATAGTAAAAGACATTAGTAAGTTTCGCAGATTTTTTCAACAGATGCTGCCAGGAGAACGAACCAGGCAACGGATATGATTGTAAAGGAAAGTGCTACCATTGTCAAGCCACTCCAAAAAATAGGTTCCCTGTAAGAGCATATGATACAGCACCAAAAACGATACCAAGCATTGCCCAGCGACCATTTGCTTTTTCTGCCTTCTCAGCATAAGGTTCAATACCATAACGCTCAAGATCTTCCTTCGTCATATACATAGAAGGTTCCTTGGCAAACATATTCATTTGTCCAAACTCATTTTTAGTAACAGTCATTTGTTTTGTAACGAAGTGTGACAATATTATATAGGAAACGTAAAGTTTCGTCAAGCTAAGAGTGTGCCAGTTTATCAGGTGACCAAAACATAAATAAATACGGATCCAATTAAATGGAAATTATGAGAAAATTAATTCCATTTGCAATGTTATTGATGGCGGCACCAGCACATGCCGATATTACACATAAAATTTCTTCATCAGTTCAACTTTCAGTAGAAGGTCCTGCAGTACAGTCTACCAGAGTTGGTTCTTCTTATTCTGTATCAGGCGATAACATCGCAGTTACTACTCTTGGTGGTCTTACTGGCAGTTCTGCAACTGCACCTGCAACTATCAATGCTGGTTCTTATGCAATCAATAATGATGGTCAGGCATTTAGTTTTTCAGAGAATCAATTAATTGGAGATACTGTAGTCACCACACAAACAGCATTATCTTCTGGGCAGATTGATACTGCAAACCTCTATAGTAACACAACTACGCAAGTTGGTGGAACTGCTGGAGCACTTGCAGGAACTATTGACACCGCAGGAACAATTACTTTGACTGCTGGTGGGGCAGGAACTACAGCAACAGGACAATTTGTTAGTGATATTACTGTAAGATAAATGTATCGTCTAAATGAATCTATCATATTAGGATTGATTTTAGGGACAATTCATGGACTGCTTCAACCATCTGGAGCAGTTCCTGTTGTTCCTAATTTTTCTCAAGGTTCAATGACTAGTCATACAGAAACAAGAAGTACAGTAGTAGAAACAATTAATTCAATGGACTATCAAACTGGGTGGCAATACTCAGTTACTGGAAATAATATAAAAACAAATTCTCCATTATCTCCAAGTGGAGTATCAGAACAAAATCAAACTATTAACGGGGTGACATCTAGATGGACAGGACTCAGAGCAACAGAGAGACCCAATTGGGAAATCTATACTCAAGGAGGGGCATTTCAATTTACAGAAACTTATTCTGGTCCTGGATTAGTAAATCAAACAATTATTCAAAGAGAAACAACAGTAGAATCAATAACAGACACAACCTCAATATTTCAACAGTAACAGGAGCAATTTTAATTGGATTACTATCCCCAACTAAAGCGATCGCTGAGACTGTTGGTGGTGTTAGCGCCACAGCTGCTCCTGTTGCTAACTCTTCAGGTAGTGTTACTAATCAAGCAATACAAGTTTTACAAGGTCCATACATCACAAACACTTATGGCGGTGGGATCCAGTGTCAGGGACCTACTCTAAACATCACACCATATGTTACTGGTGCTGCGTCAGCACAAAAACCATATGAACCATATTACTATGATCCAGTTTATGATGTCACAGATAATTTTGGCGCCTTTGATGATGATGGTAGACCAATAGGTGATGGTATTTTAGATAATCCAGGTAATATTATTTTTAGAAAAAAGGTAAGGACAGGACAGAAAGATACATACAACCTTTCATTGGGCGTGAGTGCCACCTGGAGCATCCCACAAGACAAGAAACTACAAGATCAGTGTAAAGAAGCAGCAGCGACTCAAATCGCCTTACAGCAGCAACTAACCGCCAATAAGAGATTGGACTTTGAAATTGCCAGACTTAAAAATTGTGGCGAATTAATGAAGCAAGGGATTAGTTTTCATCCTCGCAGTCCTTATTATAAAATCTGTGCTGATGTCGTAGTTCAAAATGTTACAGAGATTAAACCACATAGACATACTATTCCTTCCCTTTCAAAGACCTCAAAGCGTGCGAGTAAGAACGCTGAAGATCTTGGCGTTCCTTTACAGATAAAATCTCAGGTTCTTTACCCTTAATTTTAGAAACTTTTTTAAGTATTTTTTTAATTGCTGGTTTCAATACTTTCAAAAGAATATCTGCAAGTGGTTTTGCCATTAATGCTGAGGTGGTTGCAACAACTGCAATAGTAGATGTTGTGGTAACCATACCAGCATTAGGTATGTTATTGATTATTTGTTGAGGTATATCAAGATTTTCAGTAACTTCAATACATTCTTTTCCAACTAATTCATATCCTACAATCTTTTTGTTTCCTTGTAATATTGTTCCTATAGGATTTTTTAACTCCTGTGCTCTAGTAGGACAAATAGGTTGAGCAACAGAAGGTATAGGTTTTGATACCTCTTTAGGTAAATCTAATTTTGGTGTTTTAGTTTCTGGACTTCTCGTTTGTATAGGTGCAGGTGAGGTTGGTATTATCTGTTCAGGTTCAAAATTAATAGGATTAAAACTGGGATAGCCAGAGTCACAAAACGTAAGAGTACCTCTTTTGTCATCTGTAGTTAGATTGTCGTTTTTAGGGTTGTTAGTTTCATGAGCTTCTACACAACCAGGTACGTCTACAATAGGAACTCCAATATACACAGTTACAGGAGAAGCACTAGGAATTACTGACTGATTGAATGACCAGTCAGTAATTTTTGGTATGTCTAAAGATCTAATACTAATGTTATTAGTATTGATTTCGGGAATTTCCATTATTCACGGAAAAAATTTACCACAGCAGTCCAGGCAGAATGAAAAGCAACGTATAGAAAGAATTTATCAACAGCATCTCTATTTGTGTTGTTGACGATTCCCCTTTTTTTATATCCAGAACTAGCCATAGTGTTTTTAATGTTAATTTAAAATATATTTAATAAATTTTAAAAAGGTATAACACCTCCAGTAACATTAGGCACAGAATTTTGTGAGGATTCGTTAACAATACCCCCAGTCATATTAGGCATCTCTGGCATTTCTGGCATCAGTCCACCAACAATTCCAGGAACAGCATCCATAACTGCTTTTTTTACTTCTTCAGTTGCTTTTTCTCTTGCTTCTTCAACAAGAGTGTCAACGTTTTTATACAAATAAAATGCTCCACCCAAGACTGATAAGGATACCAGTCCTGATAGTAAAGCAACAATATTAATTAATTTTTGCATCTTTCTTTGTCTCCACAGCGGAAATAACTTCTGGTTCTTTTTTCTGTACTACTTTGGCATTTGCACCACCGCCATTTTTAGCAGGGCTTAATCCAAATGCAGCTAAAGATCCAGAAAAAACAGAAGCAATAAACGTAGGATCAAAGTCTAAAATCTTTTGACCATTTGGAAGACGAACATACGAAAATGTTAGAAGTGAAGCGGACCAAATTAGTATCACTACTTTAACCAAATCACCTAACCATTCTTTCTTTTCATCATGGTCCCTTTCTTCTAATGGTTTTTTAATAACCATTGATGAGAAGCAAGGCATTACTATTTATCAATAAATAAACATGATAGGTGCTCTCCAACAATGGCAAAGAAAAGGTTTAACAAATTTGGATTAAAGAGAGACTTGAATTTATCTGATGTTCCCGATAAAATTCTAGCTCTCAACAACCTTTTATCTGGTCTTTCTACAGGCACGGAAACTTTTACTACAGAAGATTTAAATGTAATAAAAAATATAAACTTAACAGATGTAACAAATTCAACATTTCAATCTGTCTCAGATATTACTGTTAAAAAATTAACGTCAAATGGTCAATTAAGAACATACGATCCTCTAATTACATTATCAAATAGATTTGATAAAGCATACTTTACCACAGCAAATCCATTTTTCTATGGTGGTGATGGACTTGATGCAACTTATTACGATACAGAAGCAATCATAAGAACAACTCCTGGAGACGCATCAAGTGACTTTACTGGTATAAATTATAACCTAGTATTAAAATCAGATAACGAATGGGGATTTGGCGATTTTCTTTTTGGATCCAAATTTACAACAGAAACTTCCACTTCTTTTGGAGCAGTTCAATGGGAAGGATACATCAAACCATTTGTTGATGGAGACCATACATTAGTAATAAGGACAAATTGTTTTCTAAAAGTAGAATTTGACGACAAAACTGAATCAAGAGATTTTACTTATAATCCAAGTAAAGATACATATGATTATAACAACTATGATTTTACAAAACTAACTACACTAGTAGACAAAACAAAACTAGATCAATCAAACGACTTAGAAACTGCAGTTATTAATGGAACATCACAATCTCTTGGAACTGATGAATCAAATTCTATTTCTTTAGGTTCTTTAGTAGCTTGGGAAGCATATAAAATAAGAATAACTTTGTTCGTAGATCAAGAATCTGTTCCAGAAAATAGATTTATAGATAAAAAAATTGATTTTAATTTAATACCTCCATCATCTAGCGTTTCAACAAATATTAACTACAAACTTTTATATGGAAAAAATTATTTTCAAAACTACGACATCGGAGATTTTAAAGAATTTGTTGACAATTCTATTAGTGTTGGCGGAACAGAGGTAGGATTAAAAGGAACTATTGGAGATGTTCAAGGAACTTTTGAAAGTCAAACTCCAGGAATTGGAGATAGTTATAGCAATGTAAATAATATAAATCCAATTATTTCATATTACAAATTTCCAAATAGTAGAACAGATGTAGAAAATATAATAAGTGGATGTAATATTACGAGTGGCGTAGACACCATCAGTATTTCAAATAATTTACCAAGTTCAACTGAAGGAATAGAAACTGGAAATTATGTATTTGGTCCAGGTATTCAGTCAGGAACTAGAGTTGTAACAGTTGTAGTTAATAATAGTATACAAATATATCCATCTCCTACTCAAACTACCACTAATACAGATTTAACTTTTGTTGATCACAGAGGGTTAGTTGCATATGGAACAGGAGATGTTTATGAAAATAGAATTGATAATATAACAAATGAATTCAACCTTACAGATATCAAAGAAAATCAAATCGTTTTATCTAATGGTCTTTCTTTTTTATATGATGATAGTATTGCCAACATCTCAAACATTAATGCAGTAGGAAGATTGTCAAGTGAATATAACGGAACAACAATCTTATTAAAAGATTCTAATACTACTTTAATAGGAAACCAATTATTTTATGTTTATGAAACAACAGGTCTTGTAGATAATGGTTTAAAAAATTTCTGTCAGGGAGTTTTAAAAGCAAGATTACTAGCATCACAAACTGATACAACTTCAAATAGTGTTGATATTCTTTTAGACGATGTTACTGGCATTACAACAAACATGTTTGTACATGCATTTCCATCCGTAAACTTTGCTCAAAGATTGGATGGAACAGCAGATGAGTTGTATAGCAGAGTTCAAGTAACTAACATTAACGGAAACACATTAACTATTACTGGCATTGGTGGAGACCCTGCATTATTATCTGGTCTAGAATACAACCCAGCAAAGATTAAAAATATTGTATTTACAGCAACAGATGTAAACAAAGAGGTATGTTTTAAACCTACTGATACATCACCTCCATTCTCTGCAAATGCTTCTGGTTTAACTACACCATTTGATGTGGCACTAGTGAATGATTTTACTAGTAATGGTGGAGGGGTATTAAATAATGATTCAAAAGTAACTTACTCTGCTTTAGAAATCAAACACGATACCAATATTGCTGGAAATGTAATAACATACAACAACGAAAATGTAACTGAGTATCTACCAATAGAAGATGTGGAAGGAAACAATTTTTACATTTTACTAGGTAGCTGAATCAGTTAAAAGTAAATTATATTCTTCACCATTAATAAGGACTGGAAGTTTGTGAGTAAACTTTTGATTTGGAATAATATTAGGAGCACTTTCAACAACCACAGATTGAATATTGTCAACAGAAATTGGATCTCCTTTTAATATCATGTTACCAATACTCATTTCTTGTTGAGTTGGATCGCTTCCAACACCTAAAGAAGCAGCAGAATATTCTAATGTAGACGTGTTAAGTTCCCATGGTGATGTGTTGTCAGAGAATGATCGCAACTTAATAATATTTTCTTTTGAAGAATTTGGATCAAGAATAAAAACTCCAGGACTTGTTTCTCCAAATATTTCTGCCGTTCCATCATTAAAATTATCTGGATCAATAGTAGTTAAACTTCCCTCAATTTTAATAGGATTTTCCGAAAAAACATTATTAATTGATCTAACATATTTTGTTTGCTTAAAGAAATTAGAAGCGTCTAATATACTTTCAAGGTAATCAAAATTATCATTAATGCTTCTAGATCTAATATTATTTGAAAATGAAAATTCTTGTGTTTCTTCTACTACATTTTCAGAGTCTGGAAATACAAGATTAATTAAATTTTGTTGGGTGACTTCATTAGTACGTTGGAAAACTAATGGGTTATCTACAGGGTCAGATAATAAAATTGGATTGACTAATTGACCTCTTACATATTCTGTTGCAATTTGAAATCTATCAGTTCCATTAGACAAAACAACATAGTATTTTTGACTATATGATAAAGGACTTGGTAGAGGTAAGTATTCGTTTATAGCATAAACATATCTAGTATTTTGATCTGGAGGAAGATTAACAGATGGAGCATAGTTTCCAGGAGGATTAGTAAATCTATCAGAATACCCAGTATCTTCTAATACTAAACTATTAACAGAAGTAATAGATTTTATTAAAAATCCTTTGTCATTAAAAAATGTAGGGGATGGACCATCAAAATAAGAATCAACTATTGTCATTCTACTGCCAATAGAATTATTATTTAAATTATGATTTCCACTAAATGTAATTGTTAGTTCATCATTTACATAATCATATACAATATCATTAATTTTTCTTGCACCTTTAAAGTTTATTACATCACCATTTCCATAACAAGACAAAAGATCAAAAGTAAATAAAGTACTTTGTCCTAAAACAGATACAGAAAATCCTTCTTCACCTGGTTTATATAAAAGTTTAGTTGAATTTTTAGTATTGGCATAAAAAACTGAGAGGTCACTTGAAATGCTACCTCCACCTAAGTTGTTTATAGTTAGAGTTTTGTCAGGAGTTTCTTCTAAATTTAAATCCCTGACATATCCTTGATTAGCTGTTACTGCCATTAGTTACTTATCTGAACTGACCAACCTTTTGATCTTAAAAATTCTGCTGCTGCAATACCAACAAAGACATTAGTGTCTACTAAGGAAGTAATACTTTGAACTGTCAAATTCAATTCTCTAGTTATTATATTTCCAGTTATATCTTCAAATCTAATATTTGATGGTGTTGTTAATTGATCATCAACAGAATAAAAAGCTCCACCACTATTTATTGTTACGGCATAATTTGCACTATTATAATATCTCTCAATAACAGAACTAACACTAACAGTAACATCATTTTGTATAGTGATAGTATCTCCCGCAGTATATCCTGCCCCTCCAGAAACTAGAGTTACTCCTGTTACTTTTCCATTACCATCAACAGAAACAGATACTTGAGATGCACTACCACCTGTTGGTGGATTCTCATCAGCAAATGTTCCACTAGTGTATGGAGATAGAGTATCAGAAACACTAGTAACATCAATTACAATAGTATTTTGAACAGTAATAGTATCTCCTGCAATATATCCTTCACCACCAGATAAAATTCCTACATTAGTAACTTCACCATTTACATCAGTAGTAATAGTAACAGAGGCTGCAACACCTCCTGCTGGTGGATTTTGATCTGTAAAATTACCAGAAGTATATGGAGAAGATGGGGCATTATAAGTTCCCAAACCATCAACTATACCTTGCGATTGAATATTTCTAGGTGCGCTAAATGAAGTTGATATTTGCGTAACAGCATTTTCATCATAACTAGAAGAAACATCAAATTTTATTTGAGATGATACTCCACTTCCACCACTAAGATTAAACGTATAACTTTGATTTACAGGGAAGTAATTAAGAGGGACATTAATATTATTACCAAACCCAGTTATCACACCATTTTCAATCGTAGGTTGATTGATAGGATCAAATGCAGATATGATTCCAGGCGTTACGGGGTATGGAGAAGGAGAATCATTTGATCCACTTAAATTAACTACTACAGATCCACGAGTAAATGCATTGTAATTATCAACAAGATCAAATAATATATTATCAACTGCAGTTGTAGATAATGAATTTACAGAAAGATCTAAAGATTTTAATTTTGATAATAACTCAAGTCCAGAACTCCTAGCGTAACTAGTGTATTGATTGTTAGACAAATCAACTATTTCTACATTAGGACAAGACACTCCTAAATTAGGCAAACTACCAGTAAAATTATTGGAGGATGCAAGTAAAGTTTTTAAATTAACTACATTAAAACCACTAGAAATAGAATCTAGATTATTATTTGAAACGTTTATGTAACTCAAGGAAGATTTACTATTGTATTGTAAATTGCCTGTAAAATTATTATCTTGCAAGAAAATATTTACTATACCATTTGCACTAGCAAAGTTTGGTAGTGTAGATGACCATCCTTGACCATTACTTCTAACATCTACTAATGCATTACAAGTTTCTAAGTTTGGAAATGCTCCTGTAAATCTTCCTGCCGCATACAAACGAAGATTTCTAAGAGTATCTTCTACGGGAAGGAAAGTATTAACATCTACAGGACCAGCAAAATTTACATTATTTACACTTAAGTAAAAATTTGTAAGAGATACAGAATCAATAAAAGTGTCATCATATAAACACTTTATATCTGTCCCTTTTTCTGGTCTTCCTGCAATTAAATTGTTACAAAAACGAAGATCAAGAGTTTTTAGACTTCTGTTCCCTATAAATTTTGGAATATATCCAGATACAGAAGTATTTGCATACAAAGAAAATGATTCAAGACTTGTACATCCACTAAACTTATAAGAAGCATCTGTTAGTCCTGTTGGTTCAGGTAAAGTTCCATCCCAGTTATTAAACAAAGATCCAAATCCAATTGTATTAAATGCAGAAGAAAATGAAACTAAAGCACCTTTGTTTTGCATGTTGGGACAACTGAGTCTAGTAGCCCCAATATTAACTGATTTAATATTATTACTAGCGATTTGAAAATTATTTTTTTCTAGATTACGATTAGAATATACAAGTAATGTTTCTAAAGAATTTAATTGTTCTATTGATAGTTCGTTGTTTGCATTATTTGGTGATCCTATGCTTCTAAAGTCATTATAAGACGCATTTAAAAATCTAAGTTTATGCGTATCAGTATTATTAATATCACCAAAAAAGAAAGGCAATTCTCCAGTAGGATTTGTGCTATCTGGATAGAATATATTACTAGTGCTGCCAGGAGTGTCTATGTTTAAACGTATTAGATCTTCAAATTTTGTAAAAATTCCTTGTTCAATGCCACCAACAAAACAATTTTGTAAATAAATTTCTCTAAGTGTATTTGGTAATTTATCAGCAATGTTTTGATTTAATCTTCTTTCATCTGCGTTACTAGAATTAAAGAATTTATTATTACGTAAGTCTAATTTTTCTAAAGAAGGTGCTAAGAAATTTACATCTGGAAAATCTACGAGTCCATTGTTTTGGAAAATCAAAGTATTTAAAAGATCAAATCTTATTTTTGGAAGTGATCTTATGTTGCTATTGGAAATAGATATAGATGTAATTTGAAGAGGATTTTTATATATTTCAATAGTTCTTTGATCTGCAAGTGGATTTTTATAATCCAATCTATTTCCAAGGTTTGGAAAGTCTTCTATCCCTGAAGTTGATATGACTCTCCAACTTGTAGACACTCCTCCGTTGGTTTCAATTTCTGCCAAAAAATTTCTAAAGTATCCAGTAAATTTAATTGGTATACCTTTCATTGCATAGATGTATTTGTCAACTCCATTTAAATTAATCTTAATTCTATGAGTTGGGACTTCAGAATCAAATTGTTTTGTATTTGCAATCGTTCTTGTTTTTATCTTACCAACTTTTAAAGTTCCACCAATTTCTACATCAGCACCATATGAAATGGTATTACCAATAGTGCTCCACGAACTTACTCTTGATGTAGAGATGTCACCCCATTTTAAGACAGGCGTAGATCCAGGGGTTGCAGGGTCTGGTTCTGTATCTAGTATAGGATACCTAAAAGCAGTAGAACCAATTCCACCAGCAACTTTAAGATTTCCTCTTAATTGAAAATCAGCACCACCAGAGTCAGATAAAAGACCTGAGTAGGTTGTAACATCGTTTATGTATCTATCAAAAGTTTTCCATACAGGAACATTTAAATTAGAAATAGTCTGAAGATCATCTCTGTCAAATCCAGAAATAGATATATCTCTAATAACTTCAAGATCTTTTTTATCAATACCAAGGTTTACTAAAGCCGTATTTCTATTTGGAATATCAGCAAGTGATAAAGAAGCAGAAAGTCCAAATATCCTATCATTTTTAATAGCCATATTTTTACTGCTCTACGTAAGTTAATGTTCCTTGTATACTTCTATCATTATTTGGATCTGTTTCTTTTGATGTTGCTAAAAAGAAGTATGCTGTAGTATTTAGAAGATCTGGTGTAATAGTTTCCTTATCAAAATCAAATATTTTATCATAGTCTATCGTTTTTGTTCCTTGTCCGATATAAATTTTATCAATAATTTCATATGGTCTTAACTGTGCTTGGTTTTGAACATCAATAAGTGCAGATGACAACCTATCACTATCAACAAAATTTGGCGGTGCTTCATTTAAACTTCCAGTTGTCACCGTTGTATTTCCAATAGGACCAATTTCAATATCTTCATTTGTAACATTCATACTTTTAGACACAAACCAATTAGGATTATATGAGTTAACATTTTCTCCTTCTTCTTTTATCTCAAGACCGTTTGCTCTAGCACCATCTTTCATCTCAACAAAAAAGTATAATGGGAATGGATTATAATCAAAAGCTTTTGTCGCTAACTTCCTAAAACTTTCAAGAGATATAGGAATATACCATATAATAAGAGTAGTGATATTAGTTTGAGGTTGTCCAGGAAGATTACCTGTTAATTTAATAAGTTTATAAGTAACAGGATTTTGTGGATCAGATGAAGAATCACTATAAGTTATTATATCAGAATCAAAACGAATTCCAGATCCATTTACTGGTGGATTTACAGCATTTTGTGGATCACTTTGATTGAATCCAACCTCAGCATTTTGTGGATTAAAATTAAAAGGGAACGATGTTGATCTTATATAATATGCATTTGGATCAAAAGTAGGATTACTTGCTTGAACATCTGCAAGAGGTAACTCAGTTCCATAAACCTGTTGACACTGAATAAACTGAGCTTGTTCTGTAGTTATTTTTACATAAGCACAAGACCCAGTGTTTGGTCCGTCTGGTTGAGGAATTCTATAATCAATTGTAAATGCTCGTTGTTGACCATTTACACTACCAAATTCACCTTGTTCATATCCATCCAAATCCCGACTAATTCCTTCAGAAAATCTTTCTGCAAATAATTTATAATCATCTGTAAATTCTCTAGGATTACCTTGAGAGTCATACCAATTTATTGTATCAACTCCATCAAATTCTGGTCTTAAAGAAGTAACTCCTATTTTATAATCTGCAAATTGACCACTAGAATATGATCCTTGGTCAATTTTTTCACTTGATAAGAATAATAATGTATTTTTTGTTCCAACTACAGGAATAGGTGAAGCGGCTAGTGCATTATATCTAGACAATCTACCATTAAATTCAGAAGGATATAAAGCAAAACCAAAACCTTGTCTAAAGAAATTAGGTATTGTTCTACTGATTAAGTAATCTTCTAATTTAAATTGTTGAGTTCCAGCAACTGCTTCGCTATCAATTGTTCCTAAATTTACTGCAGTATATACGTTTTGTCCACCAATACTTAATAAACTATTATTATCATATTCTAAAATATATGTGTTATATATTCTAGAAGCAATCAACTTTGCTTTTAAATCTTGATCTAAAAATACAGGTTGTATTTGAACGTTTCCAGTATATACATTTGTTAAAGAATTACTTAAAGTAACTACATTTGTATTGGTATCAATATCGGTAATAATTGTTTCAGATGGTATTTCAGAAATGCTATCATTAAGATCAACAATATCTCCGATCCTGATGAAGTTAACATCAGATAGAGTTATTGTATTTCCAGAAGATGTAGTAACTTCTTTTGTTAATTCTTTTAATATTACTTTACTCCTATCATATCCACCAGAAATAGCAGGAAATACAAATGTTCTTTCATCACCAGAATATCCAGAGTTTAAATTTGGTTGATAAGTATGAGAAAATCCAGGACATGCTTTACACTTTACAACTGTTATTTCTGTAAGTCCAGAAGATGACACAGATAATTTTCTAGGAAATATTTGTTTTTTATTTTTAATAATTTCACCTAAAGAATTAGATAGCGTAGTTTTTGGTTGAATTGCTACTATAGTAGTAGACAATTCAGCTCCACCAGATTCAAGAGGTGCAGTCTTCAATGCTGATGTAGCAGATCCAACCTTAAGTGTTCCTTCATCACCTCCATCAATATAACAGGATGTTCCATATTTGTATATGTATTGAGGTGTAGTAACATTAATGTGATCAAGTGTTACAAGAGAGTATCTAAATTTATAATATGGATCTCCCATACAAGGTTTTCCAAGTTTATTCTCAATAATAAGTCTATGTAACTTAACCCATCTTGCTTCACCATTATTTACAGGAACATATGCATAAAATTGAACACCAATAGCACCATACCAACCAAATTCAATCTTGTACATAGTGACATTTTCAGCACTCCATAAATATCCACTCGGACCATTGCCATTCAATTGATCTCCATTCCATTTATCTCTAGAGATAACAGTCTCATATACTTGTTTATTATCAAGTCCACTAAATGAATTGTTTTGAGTATCTTTTGTTATTAAAACTTGATCTTCAGGATTTAATTTATTTTCTTCTAGTACTTCATCTTCTAGAGGTACAATACTTCTTCTTACAATACTAAAGTTAGATCCTCTAATTTGAAAAACTAAATCGTCTGTATTATTACCAATACCCCATTCAATAATAACGTTATTATCATCTCTAGCATCATTAGATGCTCTTACACCAAAAGTATAACCACTAATTCTTCCTGGTTGATATCTAAAAGCTTTTCTAGACTCAAGATAACCTCTTGTTTGCAATCCAGTTGAATATCCTGGACGCGATAACTCATCTGACAATATTGTTCCAATAAGTCCAAGCGGTTGTTGTATATAAGTTAAAATTTTACTTAGATTTTGAACATAGTCAGCATCAAGAGGAGAAAGATTAGGACGAAGAAATTCTCCCTTTATCATTTTTCTATAAACTTCAGTCCAAGTATCAATTTGCGCAAACAATTCTTCATTTGAATTGTAATATGGATTTAATGGAGTAATAAAGTTAGAAAAATATAAATCACTACTACCATAAGTCATATCATATCTAATTTCTGCAGTAGATCCAGATTGTGATCCTTCAATTGGTATAAATTCAACTGTTGGTTGACTATTAGTAAATACATATCCAATATCTTCATTAAAATGCATAACTCTATCAACCATTCTATAGAGTTTTACTGTACCAATAACTTGACCAGTATCAGTTCTTGTAATTGTTTCCCCATCTTCAAAACTTAATATTGTATTTCCAAGTTCATCAGTCTGAACATCAGGACCATCTTCTACATCAAATAGTTCTACATGATTTGGAACATACGGGAAAAAATTTAACGCATATTCTGGATTAGAATCTTTATATTCATCATAAAGTAATGCACCTATTTTCAAAAATGTATTAAATTTAACGTATGACTCAGAAGAAAATGCTCCATCTCTAGGTCCAAATGGATATCCATATGGAACTCTATATGATTCTAACGCAATTGCAGCTTCTTCTTTTACTTCACGTGCTCTTGATCTATAATGATCTCCATATATTTTGTTCTTTCTATTTTCCCATAAGACACCACCATTGGAGTCTGCACTATCTCTACGATAAAAAATAAATTCATCTTCATCTAGTCCGTAAGTAGATACATTAGAAAATAATCCCAATTGTTCTTCTGCTTTAGGATAACCTAAAATTGTCGTACTTACTTCAGTAAATGTAGGAAATTGTTCTTCTATTTTTAAATTTGGATTGGCAGTAAAAAAATTTATTTTTATTAGTTCACCAAACAATTCTAAATTTTGTGTGACAGCAGTGGCAATTTGACATGTATCATTATTGTCTACACTTGTTATTGTTCTAGTTTCATAAACTCTAGTAGATCCAGTAAATCCTGTTGGAAGTAAAAGTTTATCACCAATATTTAATTCTTGTGTAAACAATCCTGTTCCAGGTTCTGCAGTTATTATATTTCCAGTTGCATTAAAATTTTTACCACTCAACTTTACATTTTTTTGTTTGGTAATTTTAGGTTCATCTGTATATACAATAGAAGTTGCTTTAGCAGATGAAGCTTCAGAAGTCAAAAATGTATCTTCAGAAGATACAATAGGTGTTCCACCTTCATCAGTTAATATTTGTCCCGTTGTTAGATTGTACAACGGGACATTTTGATTAATTAAAGGAGCTGGTCTTTTATCATTACCAACTTTAATGTCTCTTGCCATGTATCACTGCTCCTCCCAAGTAAGACTTGCTAAAATTTCTGCTCGTTTTCCATAAGAACCAGTTCCATCTCCATCATTATAGAATGATTTAGAAGATGCACAGACATATAAAGAATCAACTAAATCAGTTAATGGGAATGATAGGTAGTCTTTGTTGTAATCAAAATATGGTTGTAATTCATATTGTTCACCAGTATTTGGTGCAAATAATGTAGTAACAATAGTACCAGTTCCAGGAATTGGAGATCTTTGTTCAGTATCTATGGCGACTGCAGATAGTCTTGATAAGGAAGAAGTAAAGAATCCGTTAAACGTTGAGTTTTCTACAGTAGTTGTAAGATCTGGATCAGATGGTCCAGGTCCAGACCAGTTTTTAATTCTTAAGAATGTTCCTCTAATATTGAGTTCATTAATACTTACTTCACTAGCACTAAAGTAATATTCTCCATCAATTTTTTCAAGTAGTCCAAGAGCTGTAGATGCAACACCAGAAGTATCATTAACTAAAGTATATCTAAAGTAACCATAAGTTTTCTGACCCTCTAGCAAATAAGTTCCAGTTTCAGTAATATCAGTAGAAGGTAGAATAATTTTCTTTCCTCTCTTGCCAATATTAATAGCGCTGTTAACAGAAATACTTGCTCCAGATTCTGGAACATCAAATGTTTGGAATAATGGAGATTTGATTAATTGAATAGCAACAGATTCAGATACATTAGTAAGACCAGTTGCCAGTCTTGTTGGATAAATTTGAACTCTGTTTCTAACACCATTAATTTCTCTTCTACACTTGATGCCAACAAGAGGTTGTGATCTATCAACCACTAAAGATATATCACCAGTAGTTGCAGTTAAGTTTCTACTTAAATATAATCTTCCATTAGAAGAATCTGCCCAAACAACTCTAATGTCTTGGTCAATTGCACTACCAGTAATAACTCTAGCATTAATATAGTAGTCACTGATAGGAGGAGCACCATTAGTATTAGCAATTGTAATAGCAGGAGCATTTACATAAGTACTTCCTGGAGCTACATCTAATTTTGTGTTGGCACTATCAAACAGATTAGGATTCTGAGATGCTTGTATTAGATACTTAGATCCACCAATCTCTTTTAGTGTCTCTGATGCATAACTAAAGAGTCTTACAGTTCCTCTATCGCCACCATCAATATAATATGATGCACCATACTTAACAAGTTGTTCTGAAAGCGATCCATATCCAGAAGAATTATTAAATTTTCTATCAGAATTTTGATATCCATATCTATTTTGACTTCCTCCACCATATACCATATACGTAATTGGAAGTGTGGCATTACCAAGAGAAGCAACCTTTAATTGGTTAGATGCTCTTAAATGATGAACTCTTACCCATCTTGCTTCACCATTGCCCACAGGAACATATGCAAGGAAAGTAGCACCAACAGCACCATACCATGAAAATTCAATCTTATACATGGTAACTTTGGTTGGATCTAAATCCCAAACACTTTCAAATTGCAATTGATCTTGTGTTGTAGGATCTTGTACAGGGTCACCTGCTCTCTTATCTAATACATTATCACTATAAACAATATCAGTTGTAATACCATTTAGTTTTTCACCACTCATTCTAGAACGAGGGACACGATACTCATAAACTTTATAATATCTTGGATCTACATTAAACCAAACCCAATTCTTATACAATCTTTTGTTTACATAATTAAATTGTTGTTTTAGTGTAGAAATTCCTGTACTACCACCAAGAGTAGAATCAATATACCCAGATGCATTTGTATCATCTGGTGTAGCACCAGATGGATATAAGTAAGGGAATGCTCCATCAGAATAAGAATTAGCTTGATCGTTTAAAGATCCATCTGTATAATTCTGTCCTTTATATTTTCTAGAATCATCTGGTAAAAGGAATGGAACTGGAGTTTGAAGTGTAAACCCTGATGCAGAAATATCTAAGGTATCTGAACCTGCAGAGAAAGGTATTAGTACATCATTTTCATCAACAAGTTCTTCAATAACAAACTCTTCTGCATCTGGATATGCTTTTGTAGAATTATTAACCCATGGATTAGATGAATTAGAAGTAGATCCTCCACCAACTGCGGTATAAATTTCTTCGTTATTTGGATGCTTAGATAATCTAACTTCCTGATAAACACCAGAATTATCACTAGTAATATTTCCTACTGCAAAAACATGCCAAATAGATCCGTCTAGTAAAACGTTTTGCGATCCATCTCTAAGGTTATTTGTAGATGCATTTTTGTTAAAATAAATTCCTTGACCAAGTTGAAGAAGTTCTGCTCTTCTTGGAATTTTAATTCTCATCCATAAATTAACATTATCATTGAACAAACTTATAATTTGATACGAGGTTTTCTCTTTCAATAGTGATGGATCAAATGCAGCTGCATGAGTCATTACCAATCCATCTCTGTAAATGCACATTTCACCAGCGGCAGAACCAACTGGATCTGGAATAGAACTATAGTTACCAGTTCCAGTAAGTGCAGTTGTAAGAATATTAATTAGACCACTAACGACAGAATACGCACCGTTTTCAACGCTAGGTAAGGTTCCAGATATACCAGCATATGCACTATATCCTCTTAAAGGACTTAAGTATGGAGCAGTTGGAGCAAATGCTATGACTGCATTAGGATCAGCACTCACAAAAGTATGATCAGCTGTATCAGATGATGTTCCTACATCAATAGTAATTGTTGTTGCTGTTACAGATTCAACTCTTACACCTCTATTGTATGCTGGGTCTGCCTTACCAGTATTATCACTATTACTAGTTCCAATACCAATTCCATTTTCTCCACTTGCTCTAGGATACAATTTAGTAACAGTATTACTATCAGAAGTACATGTAAATCCTAAAGATTCTGGTTGAAGAAGAACAGAAGTGCCAGGTTGAATACTATGCGAACCAATATTTAAAACTAACAATCCAGTTGCTGGATCATAAGAAGTTCCACTTACTTGAGGAGTAAAATAAGTAGTTTGGTATGCCTTAACTGCATCTGCATCAGCACTTACAAAAGTATGAGCAGAAGTATCAGAAGAAATACCAACATTAACAGTAATTGTTGTTGCCGTTCTAGCAGTAATTTCAACAGCAGTATTGTATGCAGGATCTGGGTTTCCAATATTGTTATTTGATCCTGGATTTACAAGAGTTCCATCTTCACCACTTGCTCTTGGATAAGTTTTTTCTTTTGATGGATCTAATGCACAAGTAAATGTTAAAGAATTTGGTGCTAATTGAACTCTTAGTCCTGGAACAAGATTATTAGTTCCAATATCAAGAGTTAAATCACCCGTTGCTGGATCATAAGTTGTTGCGGGTCCTGGAGTGAAATAAATTTCATTTGATAGACCAAAAATATCACTAATACTATTCAAAACTGCGGTGTATCTTGCAACTTCTATTGCAGGATCGTCAACATATAATCTAATATTATCTAAATCTGATTTATTAAAGAACCTCAAAGTATTAAAGACTGTGCTTGCATTTCCACCATACTTAAGATCATGGAGAATGCCTTCAATAACTAAACCAGAGTCTCTACGACACTTATCATACTCCGCATTTTGTGCAGAATAAACAGTTACCGCATCTGCATCAGCACTTACAAAAGTATGAGCAGCAGTATCAGATGATGTTCCTACATTAATAGTAATTGTACTTGCAGTCTCAGCAATAATTTTCAAATCATTATTATATGCTGGATCTGGTTTTCCTCTATTGTCACTAGTGCTTGTACCAATACCAGTTCCATCTTCGCCACTTGCTCTAGGATAAGATTTTATAGTAGGACCACTAGTACATGTAAATCTTAGTGATTCTGGTTGAAGAAGAACAGTATCTCCAATTTGATGTCCATGTCCATTAGTAATGGTAAGTGTTAAATTGCCAGTAGCAGGATCATAATTAGCAGCAGTTGGTTGATAAACACTAGGAGCAGTTCCTCCAGCATCTACATCCAATCCATCCAAAGAATTTGTTTCAGTATTAATAAAGTTTGCCGCTACTTCTTGAAGAAATCTTTTGTTTGCTTTTAATACTTCGTATGCATGAGGATAGGTTGGCGTTTCCGATTCAACTTGAGGAACACCAGCCCAAGCATAATCTTGCGATTGATAATCAGCGTTAGAACTAAAAGGAAGAGGGTTATCTCTTATAATAGATTGAGTTCTTCTTATGCAACTAAAGTTATCACCATACCCATCATTCCTTGACTCAAAATAATATCCATCAAACTTGTCAAAGATACCATATTTTTTTAAAGATTGGTTTCTAACAGAATCAAATGTTGGATCATTTTTTGTAATGCTATATGGACCACGATTAATTTTAACACCAAACGTAGCAGCAGAGACACGTCCTGGTTGGTATCTAAAAAATCTTTTTGATGTAAGAATAGAGTATTCATCAGAAGGTGCTTCAATCATAGCACCTGCTTCTTCAGCAATGTGTGTCAGACCCCAGTCTTGATTACCACCATATCCTTCATACTTTTCCAGAAGAGTGCTGCCATCTGGACCATATTGATTTAATGATGTAAATTGCTCAGGAAATGCTGTCCATTCTGTAGGATTGACATCATATGTATTAACGTCAGCAAAAATACCAAGAGCAACTTCAGATCTTGGAATACCTAATAAAGATAGAGCAACTTCAGATTGTTGTTTGTTCTGCTCTTCTACTGGAATTGCAGATTGATCACTTGCAATAACTACAGGAAGTGATTTTGCTGAAGTTTGTTGCCCTGAAGGGACTGGTGTAGTCCTTCCAATAACAACAACAGATGAATTATTATTTACAGCTGCCATTTTTGCTCCTAATCTTTATAGCAAATGCTTAAGTGTCTTGGAGTATTTATAATTTCTCTATTGAACTACAGAGACTACTCCTTTTGCAATAACAAAATTTTGTCTTACTTGTAAATACCCACCACCAATTGTTGGTTGCAATGGATTAGCACTAACACTAATAAGTCCACTACCTGGATTTAACGTTCCATCAGATAATTCTATGTATGGAATCAAAGATATTTTGAACTCTGGGGATGCAACTTTACTTTCAATTCTCCAAACTTCTGTAGTTGGGTTTGGACTATAATCATGAGATACCAGTTTTATGTAATCACCAACTGCTAAAGAATTATATACTGCTTCATTAGTAATATTAACATCATAAGTATTAGGATTATTTCCAGATGCTATTCCTGTCCCAACAACGTTATTGATATCACTTCCTAACGTAATATAATCAATACCAACAATTCTATAAACAAGATAATTACTAGGTGTAGTTGTTGGGATATTATTAGTTTGATCTATAGGTAATTTAAATCTTATTTGACCTAAAGTTTTATCATCTAATGGATTTAAATTAGCATCAAGTGGATTGAATTCTTGAAATTTTACCGCAGTAAGTTGGTTGTTAAAATCAACAGTCTCTACTCCATTAGAAACAGTAGCATTATATATTTCAAAGTTTACTACAGTATTAGTAAGATCTTTTGATTCTCCATTTTGTTGATATTGATAAACTGGTGTTTGAGTTTCTATTCCTGGAGTTACAGAAATATTAACACCATCAT